AGCGGATCTACTTCGAGACCTACTCAACCAGCGCAGATCAAGTCACTCTTGAGACGCAAGACAACGGTCAACTTGTCCCCTTTGTCTCTCCCAGCTACACTGTCACAAGCACAGGAATCTACACGCCTGCAGGAGATCCGATTCTTGACGGCAATATCTTCTCGTCTATCGGGCCTGGGATTGCAGGAACATCGGGAGACAATTTTGCCAGCCTCAAAGTCCTCATAACTGATGATCCTGATGACAGGAGAAAGACAGAGTTCAAGGTTGATGGGAAAAGCTTCCTCTTCTACCCCACCATGCCTGACTTTCGAATCAGCCCAGATCGACACATTGATGAGATCGAGTCACTTCTTTTTGATAAGCGTCTGACCAGACAGCCGAACTTCAAGTTTCTTCCGCCCATCAATGAGAACGGATCTAGACTGGGCTACTACAGCGATGTGAGACAGAGGTTTGAGGAGAACGAGGAGACTCCAATATCAAACCTGCTGAGCGGCGCGAGCGGAACGCGCTATCAGGTCTTCACAAGCATCTTTAGACAAACCTCTCCTCGCAATGCTATCAATCTTCAGATTTTTGAGACGACAAAGAAGACAGGAATCCGCAAGCTTGATCTAATTGACTTTGGAACAGTCAAGTTTCGCGGCAAGGATGCTCACATCGCGTTCGCGGGGAGAGTCATTCGAAACTCCTTTGAGTTTCCCGTTTTTGTCAACATGCTCACACTGGTTCTCGTATGATTGCAATCAATAAGAGCACAGAAAAGATTTTTGCTATATCGGCGCAGGGTGTTGATCTTCGATCCAAGCGCGGGAGACTTGATGTAGTTTTCCCTCTCAATGTTGATCTTGCTGCGTGCCTTAAGGCAGGAGTTGTTACTCTCCTTTGCGAGATCATTCAGACTACGCAGCCTGCTCTGACCACTACACGATCAGTCGAGGATTTCAACAAGAGCGTTAGACAGCGCGCCGCAGATCAGGCTGATCCAGCGCAGCAGGACGCCGTTCTCTTCTCGTATGAGATAGACATTACAAAGCTTATATCAAATAAGTTTGTAAATGCTGTTTCTCCTCAAGACACCATAGAGTCAATACGCAAGAAGTTTCCAACTTCAACGCGTGTCACCGTTGACAGAGCTGAGAAAGTCAAGATTCGCTCGCTTGGAGTGAATCCCCAGAGCGACCTAGCTGTAGTTCGCCAGAAAAGAACTGATCCTGGCGCAATTAGAGTTGGCTCACTTCCTCTAGACACGGTTGCCGCTCTCTCGTCTTCCCAGATCAAAATTGGCAGCCTTGAGATTTCTGCAAGAACACCCGCAGATGGAGAGCAAACAAAGCTTGCTTTATCTCCCACTGATAATCGCACTATTCTTGTCAGTCTCAAGACGAGCTTGACGAGCAACCAAATCTCTTCTAGCTCAATTAGAGTGACAGCCAGGTCTAGATCGGGTGAGATGCAGGTTGAGGTTATTAGACCCAACTTTTCCTCTCTTTACACGCTATCAGAGATCCTGACGATTCCGCCCAGCGTTGTGGGAAGCTTTACGGCATCGGGAAGCGCTATTGTCAGAGTTACGCAGCGAGATCCCAGGGCTGATAGCGTTATTGTCTGCCATAGAGAAATCAAAGATCTTTCCTACGCTGCTAAAGGAATCCAGTCTATTGAGACAGCTTTGCCCTGCAGGCTAGGACAGACAATTTCGGTCCCAATCCCTGTTTCGGCAAGCGCTATTGTGAGGGCGCATCCCGCATCGGGCAGTGCTGTCTCTCCTGTATTTGGAAGCTGCATTGTGAGAAAGTCAAATGCAGGAAGAGAAAAAGATCACCAGAGCGTTGCGTCGCTTATAGCAATCCCAGGTGAAAAGGGCGTAACAATCAACGCAATCATAAGAGACACAAGCGTGTCTGCTGGCATTCTGAAAAGACGCGACCTGCGATCAAACCAGGTGACATATGTCACGCCGTCGCCTGTTCCTGCTGCTTCTCTATCAGAGTTTGTAGATGCTCAGGTTGCAGATCTTTCAAATAACGAGTATTCAATTGATCTAATCACCGACAAGGGAGACGTCGCTGTCTCAGCTGCTAAGGCAAGAATAAAGTTTATTAGACCGAGAGGTCTAGTTTCTGCAAGCATCGCGCTGACGCCCGTGATCGAAGGCAATCAGGTAGTTAAGATTTCAATTAGCTCAAGTGTAAAGTCAAATGATGTAAACTTTTTGATCAACTACATCAAGTCAAGCGGGCTCGATCTTCCTTTCCAGGCAGATCTAGAGACGCTTAGAAAGAGCCTTCTCAACTGCGTCAAGTTCGATGTGCTTAGAGTTGATCTCAGAACGGGCGATGTTAAGCTTGTGGGCCAGACAGACGCAGAGATTGTTGACGACATAGAGGATGTGAAGGTCGTCTCAAGCTTCTTGTACATTTGTGAGGCATTTGTGCGATCTCCCTCACAGTTGACGGACGTGATATCAGACCGTGCAAATCAATCCTCGAGCGTAAATCCCGACATCACGCGTCTGGGCCTGCATATTTCCAAGCTCAATGTGGACTCTGTTGCCTCGCGGACAATCTCTACAGCAAGAAGGAATTTCTCACGCTCCAACTTTGAAACAGGCACAATGCCATCTTCACCCAGCAGAGATAGCTTTAGAGATGGCGCAACGGGAGACGTTTTTTCCGCAAAGGTTGCAGTTAGACCAAAACTTCCCACTGTCTCAAACGTGTCTGTCAATTTTCACGACAGCAACCCAGTTGTGACGTGGAGCGTCGTCGGCGATCCTAGGATGGTGGATAGGTTTGTTGTGAGAGCAACATCGAGTGGTGCAACATGGACAGCGGCTGTTGCAAGTTTTCCAGGAGCCATCCAGAATTTTGCAATTCAGGACACAAATTCATACTCTCGTCCAAGGTACATGACTTACGAAGTTTTTCCCGTCTATCTTGACAGTACGCAGGGTGAGACATCAACTTCGGATGAGATTTTGATCGAAAGCGCAAGGGAGATCTGATGCCAAGGAAGGCAACAACCTTTTCGTCTAGAGTGAGCCAGCAGTCTGCTGCTGCTCCTAGTCAGTCTTCTTCGACGGCAAGCCAGACTACAACTGCCAGTTCCGTCACCACGTCTAGGCAGACTTCTTCAGCGGCAAGCCAGACTACAACCTCCAGCGCTGTTACTGTCCCGAGCACTAGAGCGGCAAGCTCTGCATCAGTTGACACTCCTGCTGCAGTTGGATCTAGATCTGAGACTAGCACACCTAGCACTTCTGCGGCTGCGCAGTCGCCTGCAGTTCAGGCAGTCAGGAGCGAGATGACCTCTGGTACTCCTGCATCGCCGTCTGCGCTGAGCGCGGCAGCTCGAGAGGTTTCCTCGACGTCAAGGGCTGTTGCTAGAACCATAGCGTCCGACACACAAGTAACATCTGCGCCTGTCTCGACAGTCCCGAGCGCAGGAATCAGCTTGAGCATCTCTAGAGAGGAAAATACTGTAGCGGCAGCTACTGCTGCTTCTGCTGCCATTTCTTCTGCCGTCTCGAGCGCTCCCGCCTCAGTCAGACAGACAGTGTCAAGCGCAGTTTCTTCTGCTTCGACTTCTTCGGGAAGAACAGCAGGATCAGCTGAGACGAGGAGAAGAACTGCATCAGGTAGTCGAGCAGGCGTAAGACATGTAAGCACATGGTCCTCAGTTGAGGCATCAAGAGAGAGCACATCAGCTGTAAACGTCAATGCGGAGGATTTTGTCTACGCCTACGGGATGTATCTCTTGCGTCCCGAGATCATTACGATGTACGACAGCGATCCACTTTATGCACAGAGTAACGCATACACGTCTGCAGGCGAGTTTATCGACTTGCAAGTCGCAACATCAAAGAGTCTACAAGAGGGTGCATACAAGAAAACGAGAAAGCTGCTCAGCAACATGACCTATCTCCCTTCTCTCGGGTTCAGTGAGATGGATCTTCAGCCTCTCGAACCTGTGACTGACATAGAGAGAAGCTCTACCAGCCTTTTTGAGCAGGCCGTCTCAAAGTGGGATCAAGACACCAACCGTGTTGCAGAGTTTGAGATTGATTGTGCTGATAGAGCGCTCTCAGCGCAGAACACATCCTCTGCGCTAGACATTGCAAACATGCTGATAGGTGAATCTTCGGTCGAGATAGAGACGAGAATTTTTCAGACTCTCTCGTCTATCTGCAGCAGGGCAGTTCAGCAAGTAACTGAGAATCCAACTGCTGACACCTACACAAACGCAACTGGACGAGAAGTTGAGATTCACAGCTACCTGCGGGACACACGAAACGGAGCCAGCTTCATAGAGAGTCTAATTGGGTCTGCTCCTCCTCCAACTTACGGTGCAGGAACGGTCTCAATCTCCTCTCCAATGAGGGTTCGCTTTCGATCCTATTCTCTCATGCACTCTCTCTTGCAGCAAAGCTTCATGTCTTTTGCGTTCGGAGATCTTAGAGATCAAAGTGCAAGCGGTGCAGTTGACAGAATCAGGGCAGATGATCCTAAAAAAGCGTACGCGTTTAGGGTCTCTGATACGGCGCTTGGAAAGATTGCAAGCAAGAGAATGTTTGCGACCCCTGACAGGTTTGTTACAGACATGGCAGAGGCTACGACTAGCTACTCACCTGAGGTTGTTGCTAAGTGTCTTCTGCAGAAGATAGTGAGCCTAGCTGCCTACCGCAGCTCAGCGCTCTACTCTCAGGAAAGCACTGCACTTGATGTCATTAGAGAAAATATTGGAGTGCCTGTAGGGGTGATAGGCGCTGATCAAGGCACAGGAGATCCAATATCTGATGCAGAGTTGGCTCCTGCTAGCGCTGCTATTTCACGACTTCTGCAGGTTCCTGCAAATGATGGTACAGGAAAAAAATTGATATTTTTTGACCGGAGTCACAATCCAGGTCTGCCAGACGGGTACATCCAGGGATACACGAGACTGTTTGGCAATACGACGCTCACTGAGGCTTCTACAAGTGACCTCCTTGATCGCATGACTTCGGCAGCTGAAAAGTGCAATACGGTCAGCAGCAGGCTTTTCTCGCACAGTGCAAACATCGGGACAAGCTCAATAAAGGTCGCAGATTTTTCTTCATATATTCTCAAGTCTTATGCGAGACTTCTCAGGTGTCAAGGAGAGATTCCAAACACGCACACGCTTTCAGACTACGAGGCATCTGGCCTCAGAACAGAGTACGACAACTTTTTGAGAATTGCAGGAACTGCAAGGACGCTCAGCACGCTTCAAGTAGACAACGATGTCGACGAAGACAATTCCATAGACGCAGAAAATAAGCGCTATGTTCCTATCAATTCAAATCAAGAGATACTGATCCTGTTGTCGGGAGTTGTTTCCACGACAGGAGACTTCTCTGAGTGGCTCACTAGTGCACCGAACAAGCTAATGACAACATGGGATCAAGCATTTGACTACGCCATAGGCGCAAGAGAGACTGACCCTAGTGCATCAATCTATGACAACTTTTATGCTACTTCTAGCAGCGATGACGTCACTTACAGAATAAAGCGAAGCTTTGGAACGGGCACACAGATTAAGTATCTAGTTAAGTATAGTAATAATTATGCCATACCTGAGATGACGCGCCTCGCTGAGTGGGCAATAAGGCTGGCTCGTTCGCTTTTCTTCTCAGAAGAGGGTTTTAGGACAAACCCAGAAAGCGCTGAGATAATGGCTGTCTTTCCTAACGGAGACGGAACAGTCACGTACACACTCAAAGAGATCTGTCTCCTGCTTGTTGCGTTTGCAGCCTGTCACACTAGAACAATTCTCGAACCGCCTGGGATTCGCGCTTACTTTGTGAATTCTGCCGACGAGGGACTTGCAAGAGCGACATTCAAGTCGACAGGCGCTGCAACGCTCAATGATCTCTTTTCACACGTTCCTGTGAGCTTTGACTGCGCTCGTCTCTGTCTGAGCGTTGTTAGCAGCCAGATTTCGACAGCGCTGCCAGGTCTTCGCAGGCTTACAACAACGTCAGACTCGGCTGCAGACCTTCTCGTAGGAGGAAAGTTCAGCCCAGTATACACGCCGTGTCAGACCGGAGCTGCTTCAATTAGAAGAGCGGAGTATCTCTCGCGCCCTAGAAAGTCACCTTTCCATAGCAGAAAGTATGATGCGCTGTCTGTCGCTAGAGTGTACGAGAACAACGCAATTCGAGCTCTTTACAAGTGTGAGCTAATGCGTCACGAAGACACGCGCATCATTTTTGTAGGACTGCCAGCGGGCTTGCAACACGTTCTAGGCAGTGATCAGCGGTTCGCCAAGATCAGCATTACACTTCGTGATCAAGTCAATCCAAGCGTGCGATATGAGCCTATAACATTTATTTTTGACATGTACATGTTTGTGTCTGCAGATGCGTGCGCTGCGCTCAACGTTGCACCCTGGACCGTCACAGGCGCAGGAAATCTTCAAGAGGCGCTCTCATCAGCCACCGCCTTCAAGGTTGCGCTCACAGGAACAAAGTCTTTTGGAAATCTCTCTAGGGTGTCTTCTAGAGTGATTGACATTCCAAATGTTGTGTCACCTGGGCTTGTAGGCACATCTGTTGATGACAAGCGCGTAAGAGTTAGCGACTTCATAGCTGATGTCGACTTTCTAGACATTACTGCGGCCAGATCAGAGCTGGCATTGTCTTCTGTCATTTCAACCGCGAACAGCCCGCGCTTGATTGGCAATCACCTTGTTGATGCGCTTCTCAAGACGCATGTCAGGAACATGTCCGGCCTAGACTTGTCAGAGTCAACTTTCACGACTTCTGACATTGGCTTTAAGGCAGGAGACCCATCTCTCCTTGACGAGGCCAGGTCCTACATCTTCAACGCTTGCATGATAAGCGCAATTAGGACGACACAGTCGACTGACTCATCAGCTTTTTCTACAGATCTTAAAATGCTCGATGTCCTTAGCGCAACGCCGCTTATCAGATCCAACGGCTACGCAGATCTGTGCTTTAAGCCGACATACTTCGATCGGGTATTTGCTCTGCCGATCAACGCAAGAATGTTTAGGCGCGTCTAGAAGTCGATTCGCAGCCTGAGATTCACTGCCTTCTCTGCGTTCTTCTCTATCGGTCTGCTCAGCTTGCCAACAGCCAGGAGGTTGTTGTTTGCGTCGTACAGACCAACACCCGTGATCATTGTGAACGGCTTGGCAGTCTCATCTGTCAGAGACATAATGATCTGACCGTTCTCATCAGTGAACGTTGGGTTTGAGCTCAGGTTGAATGACTGAGCATCGGCATTGACGTTGATGATCGTTGAGTTGATCGCTGTTGTGTTTTGGAACGTGATCGCCGACGTTGTCTGAGAGTTTCCAAAGCGCGTTGTTGCAATGTGATCAACAATGTTGTTGATTGATCCTGAGACAAAGAGATCGGGGATGAACTTTGCGTTGGCGTTCCCAGATCCTGCGTCTCCAATGATTGTCTTTCCTGCAGCAGCGTTTTTAAATCCCGCTGAGGACATTGCATCAATGACACCTGAGACGTGCTGCGATGCGCTGAGGACCTTCTTTGCGTCAAGAATCACGATTCCCGGATCGTAGAAGATTACACCCACTGTATTGTTCGTGTCTGCAGAGCTGACAAGGTTGCCAACAGCGCCAAACAAAGATCCCTCTCTCGAGGTTGAGGATCCGATGTCAATAATCGTCATCGATCCTGAGGTTGAGAGAACGCTGATGTTTCCGTAGTCACTGCCGTAAGTGCCGTCTGTCTTGTCAAGCGCGCCAGTCGTGTACATTCTCATGGCAAAAGTTTCGCGCTTGACGCCATCTCTAGAGAACAGGCGCTTGAAGCCCATCACTATCATTTCATCAATCTTGTTTGTCGCCGATGTGCTGCCGAAAGGCGCAACAAATTGGCTGTCGGCGTCACCCAGGCAAAGCTGCGCGTACTGCCTGTAGATGTTTATCTTCTCACGCATCATGATTGATGTTGACGGGAAGAGAAGCTTTCCATAAGCATCGACGCCGTTCGAAGATGACTGAACTGTGGCGCTTCCTGAGAAGATGCCAACTGTCATGTCGAAGATGGGATTTGCAGTGATCAGAGTGTAGTCCTGATCGTGAACAGTCTCAAACAGGCTCGATGTGACGCCAGGCCCAATTCCACCTGTCACATAGACGGTGTACTTCTTGCGGTTCTCTGATCCGCTGATGTCAGATGATACAACGTCGACAAGCTGTGTTAGCGTCGTCTGAGTTGCATTGATGTCCGAGGCGACTAGGTCCTTGAATGTAGACATGGACTCTCTCTTAGTTCTGTGAGATGTTCACTTCAATGTCAAATGATGCGCCTGACTGCGCTCCCTTCACATTGATGAATGTTCTGATTAGGCTCTTGTTGTTCTTGGTCCCGTACACGTCGAACACGGACGACGAGAGCGCGCGAGACGCAATAGTGAACTGACAAGTCGATCCGTTTGATGGGCTCACCCCGCCAGACTGCGAGATGAAGTAGGTGACTGAATCACCGGTGCTCACTACGTCCGGAGTGCGGCCTGAGACAGTCAGGAATCTATTGTTTACCGTCACCTCGAAGATCTGATCAACAAGCTCAGGATCAACGCTTTCGCCTGATGCAACAGACTGCTGAAGCACTACAGACGACGTCCTGGACGTCAACAGGCTCAGCACGTTGTTTGATAGAGAGCTAACGAGGCTGAGACGCGGCACGAACGAGAGGCTTTGGTTAGAGGCGCTGACGATCTTGTACTTCTGAGCAAAAGATTCAGCCGTGATTGCCTCTAGAACAGGCGTGTTCTTCTCGATCTTTTCTTTGCCGACCTCGATGCCGTACTGCTTGATGACAGTGTAGTCGACTTCGTCGTCGCTCAGCGCGAACTTCACGATAGAGAAGGAGCCGTCGTTTCTTGAGAGAAACTCACGCCCCTTCTTGGTGAGAACACAGTCTATCGTGATGTTTGCAGTGTCGTGTGGAAGAGTACCCATTGCGCCCTCCAGCTAATTATCAGCGGCTGGGATTGAACTTGAAATCCTGGAAGATTATCTGCCGCCTCGTCTTGACATTCTCATAGAGGAGGATGAGTCATCTCCCCTGCTGATGTTGAATGACGTAGGCGAGCTAGATCTCCTGTTGCCGTATGCCTCTTCGACTGCCGTGTCCGCATCAAAGCGTGACGCTTCGCTGCTTGAAGCAGTCTCTGGTGTTGTTAATTTTACAGAGTTCAAAACGATCTTGTCGCTCAAGCTGAGATCCTCATTTATAATCGAAATCGTAAAAGATGACTCCTCTACGAAGTTCTCGGGTGCTCCATTTGAGCTTCTAATGCGAAGCGCCTCTGGGTCGAAGAACGTCAGGAGTGTTCTTCTGTCTGAAGACCTCAGCACGTCAACAAACGCCTCCTCGCTTACGTAGAGATTCGGGTATGTCTTGGGCGCACCTGGACGCGACACAAGCCTCGTCTCTAGCAGGTTTTTAGCACGACGAAAAGTGCACGCCATCTGGAGCGAGTACCCTGATGTGAGACCATGTGCGTCGACTGAGCAAACCGCGTATATCGCCTCTGTCTCCTGTGGGACTTTTGTGTCGACGTAGAGGCACTTCACTATCTCAACTTTCTCCACAACTGAGTTGGGGTAGGTTTCTCTGAGCGTCTCTCGCTCTGTTGAGTCGTCGAAGTCAATTACCCGAATTAGAGAAAAAGGCTGGTTGACATTGAACCGCCTGAAGATCTGAAAGTACTTGATGTCGCGCTGAGGATTTACCGGAAGCGACCAGGAGACGCGATTTCCCTGCGCGTCATAGTCGTACGACACCATGAAATCAGCGACCTCTGGGGGAGGAACAATCTCCACACACGACACGATCGACTCAGCGCTCTCTCCAGAGCTTGAGACCAAAAATCTAGCGACTCCTCTCCTGCCAGATGTCCCGAATGTTGCAGGAACTTCTCGCATAAAAACTGATCTGACTCTGTACTTGTAGGTCGATCCGTAGTTGATCTTGCCGTCTTTGTAGTTTTGCGCATCTGATCCCACCAAGAGAATGGATGGGTGCTCAGACACTAGACCGCCCTTTATCTCTAGCTTCTCAATTATGTGACCAACTAGCACCGACCTGTAGGACGTGGGCGTCCTAGAGTTTGTGTAGAAGGGAAGGACAGAGATGTCATATGAGCTTGGGCTTATTCCCGAAGAAGCAGACTGAGCTCGCGCAGCGCTCTGTATGTCTGCGCTCGTCGATCTCATGCTGTTGATCTCATCGTGCAGCATGTGATTCATGTTGCATATTGATGACTGGACGACGCTGTCGAGTACAAGACGATTGATGCCTAACGTCTCTTGACGATCTGTGACTACGTCTGCTTTCCGCTCGATTTGCTGCTTAGACTCGCGGGACTGGTAGTTGACCCTCTGCGCGCTTTGACCGCTTGCATTGAGGTATTTGATGATTGTCTGGCCTACCTGCGCGTCATTCTCAGCTGATGATGCGCTCAATACCAACTCTGCTGGGACGTCTCCCCTGACGCCCGTGAGAGACTCAGAAATTCTTATAGCAAGCTCTGAAATTGATCGAGAAGATTCACCGCCCGCAAATTCTCTCTCTACACCTGTTGCTAAAGACTCCGCAGATCCTGAGAGTATTGCAACAGTCCGCAGATCTAGGCCAGACGCTGTGATTTGCTCTCTCTGAAATCTTTCTGAAGTGACGCTGTCCTCAATGTGAATGTAGCCACCCTGAGCAAGCTCAATGAGCGTCTTTCCATCAAGGTAAGAGGTGACCTCTTGTAGCGTCTTTGCGTTGTACTCAGCCTCAGGCTTCTTGAATGAGATCTCAATCCATCTGGGTGCGCTTACGTCCGCAGAGCGCGCAATCTCTACACCTGTTCCGCCCGTGTACTCAGATCTTTCGTTTTTGGTGAAGAACTTGTACACAAAATTAGTTTGAGCATTTGTCGGCTCAGGTGCGTCCACTGACGCGAGCGGCGCTGAAGAGAATATTCCAGAAGCGAAACCGAGATTCCTGTTGGTTGTGAATGTTGAATTACTCTCGGGCACTTCTCACTCCTAGCGTCCTACCGCGTATTGTACGAAATATCGCATTAGACACACCTTCTACTTAGACTGCCATGGCAACATTCAAGATAGACGAATTCAGACAAGATAGAAGAACGCTGCTGCTGAGCACGGGCAAGACGTTCTCTTCTAGCTCATCAGGAGTGACAGGATCTGTCACACTTGGGGCGAGGACGTCAGATTCTCTGCGCGACCTAGGCAACTACGCTTCTGGGCAGACTTACAATTCTCTGGCGCCCAGTCTCACGCTTGACAACATCCTGTTGCAGCTCTCAAGTTCAAGGGCAACAAGCACGGACGTGTCGGGTCTAGCAAACCTCTACCTGAGCTCTGCGAGATCTGCGTCTGCCGTAGACCAGAGATCCCGCATCACATTCTCTCCATCTGTCTACTCGTTTGATCCTGCATCTGGCGATGATTCTCTAGAGAGCAAGTACTCAGTCAAAAAGTACGCGAGGCGAATGCTCTCTGGGTCAATTGTCCCGTATTACGTGACAGAGAATCAGGGAAAGTACTTTGCAGTTGGAAACTACTTCTCGCACAACTTTTTCACCTGCTCGAATGTGCGATCAGACACAGCCATAGTCTTCCCTGACTTTGAGGCGACATTTCCATCCTACAGGGTCTCAAATGGCCTGACCATTGATCTCCACATCAACCCAAAGTACACAGTTGAGTCCTTTGGAGACAGCTTTAAAGCTGGCACGATCGTGCACGTTCCCGGAAGCTACGCTTTGTCTGTTGTCACGGGATCGAGCAGAGGACCAGACGGCAAGCCCGACAAGTTCAGGCTGATACTTGCTCTAACGCACAGCGCAGATGTCTCTCCCAGCAGTGTTGATCTCAGTCTGGCGAACGGAACGAGGTCATTTCCCCAGAACATGCTGTTTGTCAGCGAGGACAACGCTCTCTCTTTTAATGCGTGGCATCACGTCTCTGTCTCATGGTCGTCTAGGGTCGACGGAGGAACAGGCGCGTTTCTTGTGAATGGATCTGCAGCGGGCACCTTCAAGCCCACAATGCCTGCGATATACAAGGCGTCGCCTCCTGGCTGCCTAGTAGTTGGAAACCACATTGGCGCAGTCACAGACGGAGAGCGGTACTTCAACGCATCAGCCGCAGCAGACGAAGGACTAGTTGCCAGCTCGCTGTACACAGCTGGCGATCCGACACACAATCTCACAAGCCCACTGAACGCAGAGATACACTCGCTCAAGGTCTACTCTCGCTACATAACTGAGGTTGAGAGAGACCTAAACGCAGAGACTGACACCAAAGTGACTGAAGACGGCCTCATCTTCTACATGCCGCCTGTCTTTATGCATGAGAGCCCGTTCAGAAAAGTTCCTGCCACAATGTTCGACAAGATCGCAAGGACAACAGTTAGTCCCATCAATGTCGACCTCATGTTTGGCTGCGGGGGAAGAGACACTAACCTCGAGAACTTCTCTCGTGATGTGACAAGATTTGGCGACGTCAGGGCCTACCCGAGACTGTTTAACTTGACAGCGTCTCTACCGCTCGATTACACGTCGTCAGAGCGGAACTTCAACACAATTTTCTATCAAAACCCCACAAACAGGAAGAGGAATCTGACTGTCCTGCCGTGTGATGATGGAACGTTTAGACCTGTCTACAGCTGCATCTCAAGCTTGACAGGCGTTATGTCAGGGTCCTTCAGCTCGTATGGCGGCGGATTTGACTACTCGCAGATCGATCTGTCAGGACTCGTTGATCTAGTTCCAGGAACCCAGCCTGTGCCAAAGGGGCAGTCTCGCACTGATCCTGGTGCCGCTAGACAGACAAGAAATGACTCTGCTTACTATCAGGTAGGGTATGAGGACCAAGAGCAGAACATCATCTTTGGATCGCTGATAGATGTTTCCACTGTGCACTACGGTCACAGCATAAAGCCGGGCAGCTTTTATGTCTCCGATCCCTCTCTTACAGGGTCTGCGGGAAGGGTCGGGATGAGGCTTGTTGACGACAAGAAGAACGGTCTTTACCGCGCTGACTGCCTCTCTCCTGCCGCATTCTGGAACACCCAGGGGCTCATTTTTGGAAATGAGGGCATGGGCATTGTTCTGTCTCCAACGTTGCCCTTCTTTGCGAAGGACGCGTGGAGAATGGGCTTCGACACGGACGCAAGCACCCATGTTTTCACGATGGACGTTTTTCTTCCCGAGTCATCCGCGAATGTCTCTCAAAATCCAACCTACAAGGCTTTTTCGCCGACAACAGGCTCAGATGAGACAGCGAAGAACTTCGTCTACATCGACACGATTAACGTGCACGATGAGAACCTCAACGTTGTTGCGAGAGCAACATTCGCTCAGCCCCTCATGAAAAGGCCGGAAGAGGAATTCCTCATCAGGCTTAAGCTGGACTTTTAATGATACTGGGCCTAGACGTTTCCACTAGCAAGACAGGCTGGTGCCTCCTAAACAGCGACGGATCACTTCACAGCATGGGGTGCGTCACTCTAGCGTCGGGCGACCTATTTGAGAAATCAGATCAGCTCTCAGCAGCTTTGACGCTTATCCTCGGAGAGACGAGGGATGAGGTCGAGATTGTCATAGAGGAGCCACTGCTGAGATTCGCGAGAGGAATGTCCTCGGCATCGACTCTTCTGACGCTCAACAGGTTCAACGGAATGGTCACCCAAATGTGCTGGACGTCCCTGGGGATAAAGGCCACGCACCTCAATGTGATTTTCGCTCGTCGTCGTCTTGGAATCAAGAAGGAGAAGAGCGAGAACGTCAAAGAGGTCGTGATGAGGTGGGTTGCTGCTGACGTTCCTGACCATCCATGGCCCACAAAGCTTGTGAAGCGAGGCAAGAGCGCAGGGATGACAGTCTTCGATCCAACCTGCTTTGATGTCGCCGATGCGTACGTGATAGCCCGAGCTCACCACGCCAGTCGTGTAAAGCGGTAGATTCCTCAATAGAATCCCTGGGTGATCACCACCACAGACAAGATTCGCTACATCAAAGCTGCCTTCGGCGGAGGCTCCCTGGACGTCAGGGGAGCGAACATCGCAGTTGAGTGTCCTTCCTGCGGAAAGAGCGGCAAGAGAAAGCTCTCAATTCACCTTGAGTCTGGGCAGTGTCACTGCTGGGTCTGCGGCCTCAGGTCGAAGAGGGTCTCATCTATCATCTCACGTCACATCTCGCGAGACGTTGCCTCTGAGTATCGACGTGTGTGCGAGGGCGGCACAGATCTGCGTGATGACGAAGATCCTGAGACAAAAGAGCCAGAGAAGCTGACTCTGCCTGACGACTTCCAGCCCATATTCTCCAGGTCGTCAGAGAGTGACCCAGACGCCCGCCAAGCAGTGAGGTACCTCATGCGACGCGGCCTGTCAGTGGACGATATTGTCAGGTTCAGGATGGGTATCTCACCGCAGGTGAGACGGCGTGTCATTATTCCATCCTTCGACTCTGAGGGTGCACTCAACTACTACACAGCCAGGGCAATTGATCCTGACATCACGCTCAGGTACACGAACTGTCAGGTCAAGAAGACAGACATCGTGTTCAATGAGGTCAACATTGACTGGAGCAGGGAGCTTGTTGTCGTAGAGGGGCCGTTTGACCTGATCAACTGTCCCGACAACGCGACCTGCATATTGGGATCGAGCCTGAGCACAAACCATCTGCTCTTTCATCGCGTTGCTGTCAATCGGACACCGATTGTCTTGGCTCTCGACGCTGACATGAGGGAGAAGACGCAGAGGATTGCAGAGCTTCTTCACTCCTACGACTGCAGGGTCAGGATCTTGGACGTCTCTCGCCTCGGCAAGGATGTGGGTGAGCTCCCATACGCGGATGTGGTCGATGCGATCAGGACCGCGCCTGTCTGGAGACCCATGGACAGGCTACTGTTCTCAATAACAAACATCAGGAGCGGATCTACGCTATGAGAATCGCACACATCAGCGACATTCACATCCGCGGCCTGCAGAGGCACGCTGAGTATCGTCAGGCCTTCTCTGACTTCTACGATCGATGCATTGAACAGAACGTCAACGCCATCTTCGTGGGCGGAGACATCTGGCACACTAAGACGCAGGGAATCACTCCTGAGGCTGTGCACCTCATGACTGACTTCTTCAAGAGCATGGCGCAGATCGCACCCGTCTACGTGACGCTGGGCAACCACGACGGAATCCTCAGCAACGCATCTCGTCTTGACGCCATCACGCCCATCATCAGCGCAATCGGCTCCTCCACACGACACCCAATCATTCTCTGCAAGAAGTCAGGCGTCTACCCGATGCACGTCAGCGGCTACAACCTCTGCGTGTTCTCCTGCTTCGACGAGGAGGGATGGGACAAGGTCAAGCCTGTCCCGGGAGAAATCAACATTGCCGCTTTCCATGGCGGCATTGCCGGATGCCTGCTTGACTCAGACATGGAGTATCAGGCTGACACCACCATTGACCTGTTCAATGGCTTCAACGTCGCCCTGCTTGGCGACATTCACCGCATGCAGTTCCTGAGCTACAAGCAGGTGCGCGTTCTCGTGTCTGCTGAGAAGCTCCACGAGTACCCAGGCGCAAATGTGCTGGGAAGCAAGCTCGGCCTCCTCGAGATCGAGGCGCCAATGCCGTGGATCGGATACAGCGGCAGCTTTCTCCAGCAGAACTACGGTGAGGCTGCTCCAAAGGGATTTCTTATCTGGGATATCCCGGGCCCTGAGACACACAAGGTCTGGTTTGAGGAGGTTGAGACACCTGACCCGTATGTCACCATCAAGTGGCATACAGATGTCGCCACTACGATCAGGTCTCCTGGTCTTAAGAAGGGATGCCGCGTTCGTCTTGTGTGTGACAGCACATGCAGTCCACAGGACGAGAGGCAGATTCACACTGAGCTGCAGGTCAAGTGCGACATTCGCGAGTTTGTGGTCAAGCGCGAGAAGAAGGACACAGCGCTTGTAGTCTCCGATGTGATCAGCGAGGACCTGAGGTCACCCGGCACTCACATCAAGCTAATCAAAGAGATGGTCAGAGACTATCACACCCAGGAGGAGTGGGAGCTTGCAGAGGATATCGTCAGCAAGGCCCTGTCAGAGGCAGGAGACAAGGCAGAGGATGCACGAGGTGTAACATGGTCGGTGCAATCTCTTGAATTCGACGATATCTTCACCTACGCCGGCGGGAACTCAGTCAGCTTTGCAGACATGAGGGGCGTGACCGGAATCTTTGGACCGAATCGTATTGGGAAGTCCTCCATCATCGGCGCGCTCGTGTACTGCCTGTTCAACACGACAGATCGCGGATCGATGAAGAACATACACGTTATTCGATCGGGGCAGCAGGGTTGCAGGGTCAAGGCAGATATCGCCGTTGGCGACAGGCAGCTTCAGGTAGAGAGGTCCTCAACGCTCAAGTACGAGAGAAATGGAAGGATTTGGGCGCCCACCTCTCTCACTCTGACAGACAGCAAGGACAACGCGTCAGGTGAGCAGCGGACAGACACAGAGAAGATCATCAGGCGCTCTATTGGCTCAGTCGATGACTTCTTTATGACAGCGCTCTCAGCTCAGGGGACAATGAATCGCTTCATTGACGAGGGCGCAACCTCCCGCAAGACCTATCTGGGAAGATTTCTCGACCTCGACCTGTTTGACAGGGTCCTTGAGAGCATCAAGACAGATGCAAATTCGATCAAGTCGCGTCTTAAGCTGATGCCTGATCGAGACTGGTCTGCTGCAATTTTGGCCGCTAGATCGAGAATCGGAGAGATTGAGAGGAGAATGCAGGACATTGACTCTGCTGTCCAGGCCCTACACGACAGCAGAGAGCTCCTGCAGAACCAGATCATTTCTGAGGCGGGAAATCGGCAGGTAGTGACGGCCGCAGATATTCAGCGCCTCTCTTCCATCGTCGCCAGAAAAAGGAAAGACCTCACAGACGCTTCTGAGAGAGAGGCATCCGCCGAGGAGAGAAAGCGGAGCATCGAGAGCAAGCTGTCTGCAATCGATGATCTCAAGCAGCAGGTCGACATCTCAACGCTCAAGGCGCAGCTCAAGGCGCAGAGAGACCTCGAGAAGCAAATTTCTGATCTGACTGCATCACTTCGCGTTGTAAAGACCGACCTCAAGTCCGCTAATGAGAACGCTTCCGTCCTGTCACAGATTCCGTGTGGGGACAAGTTTCCTACCTGCAAGTTCATTGAGAGGTCTTTTGAGTCACGCGATAGGCTTACAAGCCTTCAAAGTGCAGTGGACGACGCTGAGGCCTCCCTTAAGAGCAGCCAGGACGCCCTCACGCTTGTTGCGGCACTTGACATAGAAGAAAAGATCTCGAAGTACACCTCAGCAGTTGCCAGAGAGCAGGATCTAAGATCTTCACTGCACGCATCGTCGGGCGATATTGAGGCAGCAAAGGAGGCAGTTAGCCAAGCAGAAAGCAGCCTCATTGACGCCAAGAATGCTTACGATGAGGCTGTGAAAAAGTCTCAGGACCCGGAGGCGGCGCAGGTTCTCGAGCACAAGAGGAAGATCGACAGTATCAACGCAGAGATTGATGGATATGGAATTGAGAGGGGCAATTGCCAATCTGAGATCACCAAGAAAGAGATCGAGGAGAAGAGCCTGAGTGACGGCCAGGAGGAGCACAAGGAGCTTCGCAAGAAGTGGCGTGTCTATGAGACCCTCCTGAGCGCTTACTCCAAGAAGGGTCTTCCAAGCCAGATCCTCGACAAGCTGCTTCCCGCAATCAACCAAGAGATCGCAGAGATCTTGAGCGGCGTTGTCAACTTTACTGTCGCCCTTGAGATCGACTCTGAGACGAACGCTCTTGAGATCTACATTGACTACGGAGACAGCAGGAGAATCATTGAGCTTGGATCGGGCATGGAGAAGATGATCTCCTCAATAGCGATTCGAGTTGCACTCACCAGGATTACCTCCCTTCCCAAGCCCGATTTCATCATCATTGACGAGGGCTTTGGGTCGCTGGACGAGAGCCAGATCGTCGCATGCAACAATCTCATCAGGTCGCTCAAGCGAATCTATCGGTTCATTCTTGTGATATCGCACGTTGATGCGATCAAGGACTCTGTGGATCAGGTCATTGAGATCAGCAGGGTCAACGGCGCGTCGAGAGTCAACGCATGATCATTCCACTTTTTTGCCCTGTCTGCATGCAGGCAATGTCAAGTCCTATGGATCCAGAGCAGTTCCAGATTCATGGATGCTGCGATGACTGCGCAGTTAGTTTTGCTGAGACGCGTCGAGACGAGTGGAATCGCGGCTGGCGCCCAACTGTTGAAGAGGCAAGACGAGGCAGACAGCCGCCCAGTAATACCTAGTGTATGCTCAGCTTCAACGACATCAACGTTCTCGGCACGATAATCGACACAACCTTTGGTCGCCCGTCCTCCTCAGCCGGAGGAATAGCGATTAAGACAAAGATTGTGGGTGAAAACCTTGTGATCACGTACCACGAGGTTTTTAACATGGCTAAGGACAGGGACAAGATCCAGCAGGTCGATCCCGTCAGAGATCGCGCTAAGAAGGCTGTCAAGGAGCACTTCACGCACGTGAAGTCGTGCTTCAAGAAGGAGGCAGGACGTGAGCTTAAGCTCAAGATCGTCAGCGAGGGCGCTGAGATCGAGGCAATGGGCTACAACTTCCTAAGTCCGATTCGGCCGACGCTCTTCAAGTACACAGAGACCTACACGGTCGCGTGATGCATGGGAGTCAGCCCATCAATAGTCCCTAAGAAAAAGCAGGTCGAGGAGATCATTAGGTGTGGAAGGGATCCCTCCTACTTCTTCAACACCTACTGCAAGATTCAGCATCCCACAAGGGGACTGCTTCCTTTCAATACGTACCCCTTCCAGGACGATTGCGTCGATCAGTTCAGGAAGCATCGCTTTAACATTGTGGTCAAGTCTAGGCAGCTAGGACTTTCCACAGTCACAGCAGCGTACGCAGTCTGGATGGCTCTCTACCAGAAAGAGAAGAACATCCTGGTTATTGCCACTAAGCTGCAGGTCGCGCAGGGCTTTATCAGGAAGGTCAAGACCATCCTGAACAATATGCCGCCCTGGCTCATCCTGCCGCAGATAACTGTCAACAACAAGCAGCAGCTTGAGTTCAGCAACGGCTCCTCCATCAAGGCCATCCCGACCTCTGATGACGCGGGTCGTTCTGAGTCGTTGACCCTGCTCATTATTGACGAGGCAGCTTTCGTTCGAAACTTCGACGAGATCTGGACGGGAATTGGACCGACTCTGACAACAGGCGGTCAGGCAATTCTTCTCTCGACTCCCAACGGTGTGGGCGGCCAGTTCTACAAGTTGTACGCAGACGCTGAGTCTGGCGTCAACGAGTTCAACCCAATCAAGCTTCCTTGGACCGTCCATCCCGAGCATGATCAGGCGTGGTTTGACAAGGAGTCCAAGAACTACTCTGAGCGACAGATCGCACAAGAGTTCATGTGCGACTTCGCAGCGTCAGGCGACACCTTCCTCACAGACGCGGACATTGCCTGGGTCAATGGGATGACTAGGCCCCCCGTAATGCGAGGCGGACCTGACATGAATGTCTGGGTATGGAAGATTCCCCTCACGGAGCACAAGTACATCCTCACAGGAGACGTTGCGAGGGGCGACTCTGCTGACTATTCGACTTTTCACATTGTTGACTGCATGACAGGTGAGGTCGTTGCCGAGTACCGCGGGAAAATGCCTCCTGACAGGTTTGCTGAGCTGATCAATGAGTGGGGACTCAAGTACAACAAGGCACTTGTTTGCCCAGAGAACAACTCGTACGGTTACGCATGCCTTCTTAGACTCAAGGACCTAAACTACCCGAGGATCTACACGCAGGGATCCAAGTCAGCATTTATTGGGGACTACGTCCAGCCAGTTGATCTTGCGCAGGCAGGGTTTGCCACCACGGGAAAGACAAGGACTATCATCCTGACAAAGCTCGAGGAGCTGATCAGGAACAAGCTGCTTGTCTCGTACTCCACACGCTTCTATCAGGAGCTGAAGACATTTGTGTGGTCCAACAACTCCAAGGCAGAGGCCATGAAGGGACACAATGACGACCTTGTCATGTCTCTTGCTATTGGAGCTTGGCTTTACGATGTCAACTCAGAGTACAGCAAGAGCGCAGTCAATATCAACACTGTCATGCTTAGCGCGATGAAGAGAACAACAGCTAGCTCAGTTGGACTTCTTCCTGGACAGACACCAAATATCTACACATCTGCACAACTTGGCGCTCACCCGCAGGGCGACATGAGGATGGTCGGCGACCTTAAATCAGGAAGGATGCCGCAAGATCTCAGATGGCTTGTAAAGTAGCTGCCTAGAATAGGCACACGGAGAAAAAATGGCCAAAGACCCGTCACCCAACCTCTTTCAGCGCTTGGGCAAGCTGTTCAGGAGCGGACCAGTCATAAAGCGGTCCGTGCGCGATGTAAGGACAGAAACAGGGCCGGGCCAGACGCTCTCTGCCTATGAGATGTTCCGAAAGAATCATAGCTCTGTGTACAGCAGTGCGATGAGCGCTTACGGGACGTATGACAGGCTTGCGAGATACAGCGACTTCTCTGAGATGGACTACTATCCAGAGATCAACAGCGCGCTAGACATCTACTCAGAGGAGGTTGCCTCGCCTGGCGTCGATGGACAGATTCTGTCTGTCTACTCAGAGAACAAGGACATTGAGCGCCTCCTCAATGAGCTCTTTTTTGACACTCTGAACGTCAACTTCAACCTCACTGCCTGGGTTAGAAATCTCTGCAAGTACGGAGACTTCTGCCTTTTCAATGACGTTCACCCGGGAAGCGGCGTACTCAACGTCATTCCAATCCCAGTGAACGAGATTGAGCGTGAGGAGAATTACGATCCAAAGGATCCGATGGCAGTGCGCTATCGGTGGGTCACGCAGGGCAACACGCCTCTTGAAAACTGGCAGGTGACACACTTTCGACTCCTAGGCAACGACGCCTTCCTTCCCTACGGATCGTCTGTTCTAGAGGGCGCCAGAAGGGTGTGGAGGCAGCTTGTCCTCGCTGAGGACGCAATGCTTGTCTATCGCGTTGTCAGGTCGCCGGATCGAAGAGTTTTCTACATCGACGTTGGAAACGTCCCGCCCGAGGAGGTTCCAATGTACATGGAGCAGGCTCAGGCGGCCCTCAAGAAGAGTCAGGTGGTTGACAAGAACACGGGCCGTGTTGACATGCGATACAACCCCATGAGCGTCGATGAGGACTACTTCATCCCGGTCAGAGGCGGTGAGTCAGGAACCAAGATCGACACCCTGTCAGGCGGCACCAATGCCGCTGCGATCGAGGACGTTCAGTACATCCAGAAGAAGCTCTTTGCCGCTCTCAAGATTCCCAAGGCGTATCTTGGGTACGATGAGTCAATCGGAAGCAAGGCGACTCTTTCGCAGGAGGACATCAGGTTCTCCAGAACGATCGCAAGAATCCAGAGGACTGTGATCGCAGAGCTAAACAAGCTTGCAATCATCCACCTCTACACGAACGGCTTCGACGGCGACGACCTTCTCGATTTCACACTTCAGCTTCCAAATCCCTCGACTATAGCTCAGCAGCAGAAGCTTGACCTCTATGGGACAAGATTCGACATTGTCTCCAAGGCGCCCGAGGGATACTTCGACAAGCGCTGGCTCCGCAAGAATCTTCTTGGACTCACCGACGAGGAGATTGAGGAGATCGAGGAAGGAAGAGTCAAGGACAAGCTGCGTGAGCTCGAGTTGGAGAAGGTGCAGGCTGAGACCACTGGCGGCGGCATGACAGATGAGCCGTCTGGATTCACCGGCGGTGAGATTGGCGCAGGTGAGCCCTCAATGCCGCCAGAGGGCGGAGCGCCGGCTCCTGAAATTCCTCTCTCACCCGCCCCTCCGGGAGGAGGCGCAGCATCAGGTGAGGCGCCAGCAGGAGGGGCAGCGACTCCTCCGGCAGCGATGGACGAGATCCAGTTCGATTATCTCAGGATGGGCGATGAGAACTCGCCCATCAGAGCCCAGAGGATGATCGACAGAAGCGTCAAGAATCTTGACAAGCTTCCTGTCATGATGAGTGAGGCAAGGAAGGCGCGCTCTCGCAAGAAGGGCGAAACTGCCGAAGAGCACGCCTTCTGGCTTCGCTACAACGCGGGAAGAAGGAAGCCAGGTGGGAACCTGAGATCTGACGTTGACCACAATGAGCTCACCAAGCATGACAAGGGCGACGAGAGGGACGCGATTACGCATCCCTACGGTGAGAAGAAAGACTACTCGCCCAGCCTCAAGGACTTGACTCCTACACTCGATGAGTCAATTGATCGCGACATACACGACATAGTCAACAACTACACGACATCAATGACAAATGACATTAATGCTACGCTTCGCTCAATGAAGGCTGGCCTACCTAAGACAGGGGAGGGCAACGAGTAGATGTCCGCGCGTCCACACAATAAGAAGCGTAATACGGGCGTCATCTATGAGCAGCTCCTCAAGAGCGTCACGAAGTCGCTTGTCGAGGGAGACAGAAAGAGAGCCCAGACCTGTCTCGACATCATCGAGCGTCACTTCAAGCAGGGAACAGAGCTGTACAAAGAGTTTCGCCTCTTTAACGCTCTCGCCAACTGTGAGATCAGCGCATCACCCGTTGCAGCAGTTATCATAACTGAGGCTAAGGACGCGGCAAGAAGAGCGAATCGCGATCTTTTGGAGCGCGAGAAGGGCCACCTCATTGCTGAGATCAACAGGAAGCTGGGCCAGGATTTTTATGATACCCACTTTGAGCGGTATCGGGACTACGCCACAATTCAGGTTCTTCTGAACTCGTGGCGCACTCCTAGCCCTGACCTCGGCACGCTTTTCGACTATGAGAAGAAGCTCGTCGAGTCAATGCTCAGAGCTAAGCCCGCTTCTGAGGAGCAGGTAGAGCCTAGCGTCAATAGAGACGTGAACTCTCTTGTCGTCAACATTATGACTGAGAAGCTCAACAGTAAGTTCTCATCGTCTCTGACACATCAGCAGCAGCAGGTGATCAAGGAGTACGTGTTCTCACCGCCTGGGTCTGATCAAACGCGTCTCATCAACCTGATGAATGAGATCAAGCAGCAGTCCCTGAGAGACCTTGACACTTACCTACTGCGCGAGACGAACGAGTACATCCTCTCGCAGGCGGGAGAGGTCAGAAAGCAGCTTGAGTCTCTAGCGGCGAGCGTCATTGACGATGAGGCAGTGGTCAAGTTTCTAACAGCGTCGAAGCTCAGCCAAGAGATAAGGGAGAGTGAAGCATGAGCGAGAAAAAGCTTCTCACCGAGTGGCTGCCATTTGAGTACACGCCCCAGCTTGTTGAGCAATCCCGCATGGAAAATTCGGGAAAGATCATCATGAAGGGCATCCTGCAGAAGGCGAATACACTCAACCAGAACGGGAGAATTTACCCCCTTCAGATTCTGACGCGCGAGATTCAGAACTACCAGAAGTTCATTAGAGAGAACAGGGCGTTGGGTGAGTGCGATCACCCTGCTGCGTCTGTGGTCGAGCTCAAGAACTCCTCGCACATTGTTAGATCAGCCAGGATGGACAACGGCGTAGTGTACGGCACTGTTGAGCTTCTCAACACGCCGTCAGGAAAGATACTGCAGAGCCTTGTTGAGTCAGGAGTCACCCTGGGAATTTCATCCCGAGGTGTCGGATCCACCAGGAAGCAGGGTGAGCACGACGTCGTTCAGGATGACTTTCAGCTCATCTGCTTCGACTTCGTCAGTGAGCCCTCCACGCCCGGTGCCTTCATGATGCGTGAGGGTCGCCTTCGTGAGGAGAAGATGCCTGATGCAGAGCTTCGCAGGATTTTTAACAGATCAGACAGGGTCAATAGGATCTTCAATGACATCCTGGGTTGGGAGAGAAGATGAACAGAGAAGACCTTAAGACGCTCATCAAGGAATGCCTCATTGAGATCCTCACAGAGGGTTCAGGACGAGCGCAGCCTCGACCGCGCGTCAATGAGTCTCCTGTCCGCGCAGTTGTGCAGGACATTCCTCGCAGAAAGACAATTGGGGGAATGAGCCTCGATCGTCCTGCAATGCCCAGGCAACAGACGCCACAGCCTGCTCCCACGCGAGCGGTAGCAAATGAGAGCATTAAGCGGATCACGTCTGATCCCATGATGGCCTCTATTTTCGCCGATACTGCTGCAACAACTCTGCAGGAGCAGATTCAGGCCGAGAGCATGCGTCCAGGAACAGCCGCTGATCCATTCGCAGCAGCTGCTGCTAGAATTGATCCTAGCGACGCCTTCGGTGACGCCGCACAAAACTGGGCTGCTCTTGCCTTTTCCGAGCCTGTGAACAGGTAAACGTCAGAATTGACGATATTTACCCGTGGAGGTCCGTTCCATGGCAAACGTCGTCAATCTCACAGCTGATACGCTCCGCAGAATCATTCACGAGGAGCGTCAGAAGCTCATCGCAGAGGCCAAGAAGGGCAAGGGCTTTAAGTCCAAGCACTCTAACGTCCCACCAGAGCCCAAGGTCGAGGGCGGCAAGAAGTCAAACACGCACAAGCAGGTTGAGGCTTCCAAGAAGAAGGGCATGAAGGCCCTTGCGCTTGAGGAGAATGAGGTTGACGCCGACGCGATGGCCGAGACCCTCGCGAAGAAGGTTCAGCATCTCAATGAGATGAAGAGCTTCGAGAGGCGCCTTCGCACGCAGCTTCGCCTCGTCATCGAGCGCAAGAACGATATTGAGCAGGACATTGCGGATCTGCTCTGATCAATAGGTAGAGCAGAGGAGAGACACTATGCCAACGCACAGACAAGCGACAGTTGTGGCCTTCGGACCTGCTGGAACCGGTGGAATGGGCCACAGAACAGACGCAAATCTCAAGGCTGCGTTCAAGTACTCTCCGCTCTACAACGAGTACTCAGAGGCCGCTGTCACCAACGCCGGGATCTCCTCGCTCAACGGCGGCGGCGGTCCTGGCGACTCAATTCCCGGGATAGGAGTCGCAGGCGGCGTCGTCAATGATGGCGGGCACACCTTCGGCTCCTATGACCTCAACTACAACAATGCCGGCGGCGCTCCCGACCAGGACACAGTCGTGGTGGGCGGAGGCGGACTTCCTGCGTCAGGCTACGTCCCCAACCTCTCGTCGACTACACCGGGCGACATCTCACCCTCCCAGCAGCCAGTCTACGGCGGGACACTTCCTGCTCCTGGCACTGAGTACGGCGTAGGCCTCGGAGGGCTTGCCAAGCCTGCTGATACAACGCCCAACATCGCGGGCCAGAAGATTGGCTCCTACATCAAGGGCAGGTCGTACCTGGGCTCAGGTGGCTGATGCTTCTTAGGGAGTTCTTTCCCGGCGTACTTCCGCCCAAAGACGCTGGTCCGGGCGGAAACGCTGGAAAGCCCGTTGGAGCTGGAAAAGAGTGGAAGTACCAGGGAAGTTGGCCGTACACAGATCCTCCAGCTGAGATTGCCGAGGAGGAGGAGCTCGCAGACATTCTGCGTGCTAGATTTGCCACAAAGGTGGGCAATGTTGTCCCTAGGAGGGACGCAGGATACGCGCGACCAGACGCAGGCAATTTCTTGGGCAGCTCTGGAACCTTCAACGCGCTCGCCGAGTCGCTTGGTCTGACTCCTCCTGGCGGCGTTGGGTTCATGCCAAACAGCATCGTTCCCATGGTTCACTTCAACAGGATGACCAATCGGACGCAGAGCCTCGGTGATCCTGCCCAGATTCCAAACATAACGTCCGGTCCAGGTGTCAAGAACAGGACAGGAACCATTTACGGCACTAGCCACGCGTCAGTGCTAGCTGGCGACGAAAGTGAGACGTTCATACCTGGAAGGGGAGATATTCTGCCTGACAGGGATGAAAGAGGCCTCCTCAAGTCGCTTAAGCGCTTTAGAGATCTTCAAGCTAGACGTTATGGACACCATCGTCAGCCCGGCGGTCTTCCAATTGTCTTCGGTGAGTGGAAGTAGTGATGTCTAAGAAAATCCGCATTGTCGCTATATTTACGAGTCGAGGCACTGATCGATGACTAGCAGCCTATTCCAGGAAGCGCTTGCTGATGCAAAGCAGCTCAGGGAAGTTGCTGAGCAGAACGCAAAGAATGCAATCATTGAGGCTGTCACTCCCAAGATCAGGAAGTTCATTGAGGATCAGCTTCTTGAGGGAACGCATGCCAAGGTGTCCGATCTTGAAGAGGATTCCGCGGCTGATGAAATTGATCTCACAGTGGACGGTGGAGACGCTGTTGACAAGGCAGGATCCACCGAGGATTTGGCGGAGAGAGTTCAGCTCATGAGGGCCATGGCCCGAGTGGTTGAGGGGCTCTCGCCCGAGGAGAGTGCATCTCTTCTTCCCGTCGTGGAGAAGATGAGAGGCGCCTCAAAGCCTGGTCCCGCAGGAATTCGCCGTGCGGTACCGTCTGACGTGAGATCCACTCACATCGTTAAGGAGAACGCTGCAATGCAGGGCAAGAACAAGATGTACGAGGTTGATCTCGACGAGCTCATGTCGGACGAGATCGCAACAGGTGACGAGGGCATGGAGTACGAGGGTCACTATCCCGGACACGCCGAGGATGAGGGCACTGAGGACGCGATGATGGAGGACGAGATGGCCGACCTCTACGAGTCCCTCTCCGCTCTCTTTGAGGCTGACGATGAGGAGGGTGACACTCCCGTTGAGCCCACTGGCGACGAGGAAGAGGACGAGGAGCCCGCCGATGACGAGGGTGACGCAGGCGGCCTCGAGGCCTCTGAGGAGGGCGCGTCAGGCGTTCACGCAGAGATCGCGGACGTAAAGAATGAGCTCGACGACATCAAGGGCATGCTTGAGCAGCTCCTCTCATCGATGTCAGCTGAGGCCGCACCTCCCGCACCCGAGATGGCTCCTCCCGCTGACGACATGGGCCCACCTCCCGCTCCTCCCGCAGGCGGCGAGATGCCCCCAGGTGCAGCTCCCTCTCCCTCTGAGCGCGTCTACCGCGTCAATGAGGCAGCTCTCATGAGAGAGCTCGCCGCACTTCGCGAGGGCAAGTCCGCTCTTGGCACTGGCAACAAGCCCGCCAAGAGGGTCACAGGTGCTCTTCCCGAGGCTGTTGCCGAGGATGAGGACATGGGCATGGGGCTTGATGAGCTCGCCGATGAGTTTGAGGGTGATCCCACCGCCGAGGGCAAGAACGGCGGCAAGATGCCCGCTCACACTAAGGGCCACGGCCCAGGCAAATCCGCTCCGTTCTCGGAGACGGCTAAGGTAAAGGTCATGAAGGAGAATCGTGACCTCAAGGTTAGCTTGGCGAAGCACGCTGAGGCCATTGAAAGCCTCCGCGGGCAGCTCACCGAGATGAACCTGTTCAATGCTAAGCTTCTGTACGTGAATAGGCTCCTCCAGGACCGCGACCTCTCCGACGCGCAGCGCCGGAACATCATCGAGTCTCTCGATCGCGCCCAGAGCCTGCGTGAGGTGAAGCTTCTCTACAAGGGTCTCACTGAGTCGATCGGCCGCAGCCGCTCCGGCAAGGCGAAGCCCGAGGTGGTCTCTGAGTCCGTTAACCGCGGCTTCAGCCCAACATCGCGTCCTCTCAGCACATCAGGCGTTCGCATGAACGAGGCGGTTGAGGTTCACCGTTGGGCAGTTCTCGCTGGAATCAACTCAAAGGCCTAAGTCACCCATCACCACTGACAGTCAGGAGAAAACATCATGAGCAGATCATTCTCGCTTGAGCAGCTCTCTGAGGGCATCAAGCAGCGCCACCTTGGCACAGTCAACAAGCGTCTCGTTGAGAAGTGGAACCGCACAGGCCTCCTCCGCGGCCTCGAGGGACAGCGTCGCGAGAACATGGCCTCTCTCCTTGAGAACCAGGCCTCGCAGCTCCTCCGCGAGTTCAACAGCATCGGCACCGGCGGCGGCTCCTCATCAGAGTCCGGCGACCTCCGCGGCTTCACCAACATCGCGTTCCCCATCGTTCGTCGTGTGTTCGGCGGCCTCGTGGCCAACGAGCTCGTGTCGATCCAGCCGATGAGCCTCCCCTCGGGGCTGCTCTTCTACCTGGACTACACCTACGGCAACAACGTGGGTGGTGACGGCGGGACCAACGCGGCGACCTACGCCGCTGGCCAGTCGATCTACAACAGCCCCACTGGCAAGGGCATCCAGAGCGGCTCTCTCGCCGTGGGCGGCCAGTACGACCTCGTCGGCACCTCCTTCACCAAGGTCCACACGACCTCGAAGGGTGCCAACCTCAAGGTCCTCGAGCGCGGTGCGTTCGGCGCCAACGGCGTCATCACAACCGGTCTGAAGGCCTTCGCGACGGGCTCCGACGCCAAGTACCTCCAGTTCGACCCGCAGCTCACGACCCTCATCGAGGAAGACGCTGGCACCACGGGCGTCCTTGACGCCGCTGGCCAGTTCCAGTTCCTCATCCTGGACGCGAGCTCCACGTCGTACCTCACAGCTATCGACACGACCAACGTCAAGTCCCTTGCGCTCTTCACGGACTCCACGGGTCCGAGCACGGGCCTCGGCGTTATCCCCCAGACGGTCCAGGGCGGCAGCAACATCCTCAACGTTCGTCGTCTCACCCAGCTCGGCACCTTCCAGAACGGCCTCTTCACGCCCGACCCGCTCGTCACGGTCGGCACCGCGAACGCTGCCATTCTGACGGTCGTCTCAGGCGCGTACGGTCCTGCCGCTGGCTCAACCAACAACGCCTCGCTCCTCACCGCCTCGTACGCCAAGGCCGACTCCTTCAGCGCGAACAGCACTGACGGCTCAGCCCTGACCGTTCCGGTGTTCGAGTCGGACTTCAGCACCTCCAACCCCTCGCCGACCATCCCCGAGATCGACATCAAGATTGAGTCGATCGCGGTCACCGCGACGACCCGCAAGCTCCGCGCTCGCTGGTCTCCGGAGCTCGCTCAGGACCTGAACGCCTACCACAGCCTCGACGCTGAGGTGGAGCTCACTCAGATCCTCTCCGAGCAGATCGCGCTCGAGATCGACCGTGAGATCCTCAACGACCTCCTCACC